GAAGGTTCTGAGGCCCCGTACTCCAGAAGGAAATCCTCCCGAATACCTATTTCGAGTTATGGATAGACAACAGTATGATAATGCCCTAAAGATGGGAGAACTCAAACCACCATCACTTGGTGATGGTAGGATTCATGCTGCTGGTATGCCATTGATGCAATATGGCGAATCAGCAACGGAACCTCTTGTTCTAGTTGCAATTAAGTACTCTGATGCTGATAAATGGACCACGAGATGGACGCTAGATGAGTTAGCTGCAGCCACAGAAAGACCAATCTCGGCATCTAAATTATCCATAGTAGCCGAAGGAAATAACAAAAAAGAACTAGTACAAGCATGGGAAGAAATAGGTAGAGTTCCTAAAATAGAAGTCACCCCTACAACACAATTCCCCGGTACAGGCGGTATTCCCGGTAGTGGTTTCCGTTTGGAGCCTTCAGGAGAAATAGGCAGGGTTATACCTAGAGATGAATTGATTGCCAGAGAAGCTGGACAGTTGCCATTAACAGGCTCTGCTTGGGAAGAGGCCATGAGACCATCTGTCCCTGCACGGGAACTTGCAGAGAGGCAGGCGGCAGAAGCCGCCGATATAGCAGAGGAAGCGGGACGGCGGGAAGACTTAATAGCACGGGAACGGGATGTACTGGGCAGTATGTGGACGGGTAAGACCCCGCAGAAAACTGTGGAATTTGAGATTTCCAAGCTAGGACAGGCTCCTAGTGTCCCTGTAGCAACCCCGGTAATCACGGATGACTTTGGTCGTATCTGGGTTGGTGCTATACCTAGGGGTGGTAAGGAAGCCATCGAGAGGATGACTCCTGCGAAACGTACCCAGTATGGCAGATGGGCAAACATAGGCGATGAGATTATTGGAAGCAATCCTCCCCTCGTTACCCGACCCATGCATCCTGTTGAGTCATTTATAACGGATGATATGCGTAATGTATGGAAGGCAGAAGAGGCCGCAGGCAGGAACAACCCGTTAAGTACGCTTGTCGAGTATTCCCAGCGTGGACTCGATAACATTCCAACCTTTAAACCAGCACGTTCCAGATACCTAAACATGATGTCACGACAGATATTTGGAAGTGCTAGTAGGGATAACGTAACGAAGATTGAGGACTATATAAACTGGATCAATAATCCTGAAGACTCGATATTTAAGTGGGAACAGAAGGAGTTCTCCTTTAGTGAGCTTGGAGAACAGCTAGATCTGTCGATGGGCGACCCTAATATAAGGGCCAGCCTCTTTGACGAGTTCTTTATGAGAGACCCGGAAACAGGTGGGTTTTCTTTGAAAGAAGATAGACCCCCACGCCATACGGGCAGGGGCACCCCCAGTGTGGTAGAGGCAAGTGCTACCACCCAGAAGGGACACAAGGGATATCCCTCTATCGGAGACCCAGTCATGCCGGATGATGCTGCCCGGTTGGAGGGCAACCTTCTTTCCCGGTGGGTACATGATGCTAACTGGGGGGTGTTTGGTCTAAAGCTTATTGACGAGGCTAGGAAGTCGATCTATGGAATGGCAACCGTCGATGAGCTTATGAGTGGATACTTTAAGAGAGCCTCACAACCATTTAAAGCTGCTACCAGAAGGCTTGGAGCAATAACAAGGCTCAACGAAACCTTTCTGTCAAATTTCATAGAAGAGGGTACGGAGGAGTTACAGAGACTGGGTTGGCTGGATAAGAACCGAAGGGCAACGAGCGAGGCTCTCGGTACGCTTGAAGCTCCCGGCCCGTTACGGATATTGTTCTATGCGCTTCACGGGGCAGACGATATAAATCCTTCTTCAGGTTTATCTTGGCATCAGGAGCTAACCAGACTGGGAGTTGATGCTGAGAGACAGTACAACAATCTAAAGAAGATAACTAAATGGGAAGAAGCTTACCGTGTACAGGGAGACATGATAAGTCTTGGTCGTGAAGATTACTTCTACAGGGGCTGGACTTACGCTGATGGTGCATGGGAAAACGTAAAACAGAATATCAACAATGCGAAATTAGCGAGACCCGGAACTAAAGCAGCAGTAATGATGGCTAGAAATAAGCTCTTATTTAAAGAGATGGAAGAACTTGGTTTCAGGCCGACATTCTGGAACCCCTACGAGATGGCATCAGCATCATCCAACATGGGTATGCAGTACCGATTGCAACTTGAGTTCCTGAGAATCCTCAAGTCCAAGGAGCTAGGTCTTGCAGAACCTCTCAAGAAGGGAGGGGATGCATATAACAACAAGGTGCAGGAAGGCTGGAGAGAGGTCTTGGATGCAGGGCCAGCTTTCAAGGGAGAACATTTTTACGGGAAGCCGCATAAATTTAACCAAGTTGGATTCGATGAGGCAGGAGAGGTTTCCTTCGATGTTAATGCGACGTTCAGCACAGAACACGCATGGCTTTTCCCAAAAGAGATAGCGGATGAAATAGAGAGACTGTTTGCCCCGACCAGTAACTTTGAGAGATTTATGAAACAACAGAGGAGACTTGGCTTCGGGAATGTTCGACTAGGGGTAGATGTCAAGATCGATGACTTTATCTTCATACCCAAAAGGGCCAAGCTCTTTATGTCACTGTTCCAGCAGGTAGACTTCTTCAGCAGGGCAGGCATCGGCGGGACATCGGCTGCTCTTTACAGGGTCGGAAATGGTATGAGGATGCTTGGTAAGGGTAATGTGGATGCAGGGTTCCGTGAGCTGTATGCCTCTGCGTTCCATGTGGGAACGATACCTAAAAACTGGTATCAGATGGCCCGTGCCAATGTGTCTCCAGCATACCGTAAGACGCTAAAGAATATGCGTCTGGACGATACTCCTTGGTATTTGCCAGATGATATCGTAGGTAACAAGAAACTTATAGACCAGTGGAAGATAGATAATCCAGAACTGGCACAGTATAGCTGGATAAACGCATTTGCCAACGGCCTGTCTATCGGTGACGTAACCATATTCGGCACTGCCGATGATGCGGTAAAACTGTTGGACGATATCATCAAGGAGTCGGGTGCCGTAAGGACTGGCATAGTAAGGAGCGCAGACTTTGTGAGGCGGCTTGAATCTGCGTTCAGGGCAGGACTGTTTGATGGTGTTTATCCTGCCGCAATCATGCATGATCTGAGATACAACATAGTCCCGATACTCAAGCAGATACACCCTGACTTGAATGCAGACCAGCTTATGGGACTTGCTGCCAAGCAGGCTAACAAGAAGTGGTCTACCATACCGATAGAGCAGAGTTCGTTCCAAGGTTTTAACAGGTCTGTAATGACACGGGTGATGTTCTCCCTGAACGAGTTCGAGTCTATGGCAAAGCAGATAACAGGGGCTTTTAGGGGGCCAGACAAGATGTTCTGGGCCGCTCACTGGGCAGGGGCTTTTGTGTTCTTTGCATTCGTTGGTAACCTGATTCACTTCGTAACAACGAGCCTTACCAAGAGGGACGAGGACGGCAAATGGACAATCGATCCAAGTATAGGTGAGCTTATTCCAAAAGATAGGCTTATAAAACCCTTTCAGGCCGGGGAATATTACACGTTAGGATACAAGTTCAACGACAAGTTCCTGTCACCCGATATACCCGTTCCTACAAGGTCTGGTGACTTGGCATTACTTGATCTGCTCAACCAGTTCGACTTTATATTCAGGATGACCGACGGGGAAAGGGGCATACCTATATTTAAGTTCTTCAATCAGCGTATGGGCACTATGCCCCGTGCCATCTGGAACCAAGCGAAGGGCACAGACTGGATGGGACGGGATATAACCGAGTACGGGTTGTCACAGAGAACCTTGCAGTTCCTGTATGACACCGTGGCCCCCATAGGCGCAGGCCAGCTTGCAGTCGCAACTACCAGAAATGCACTTAAAGACAAGGAATTACCACATCTTCAGAACAGGATAATTAACATTGTTGGTAAGGGCGCAAACATAGAGAGGATAACCCCGTCCGTGGAATCCAGACTTGGACAGGACGGGCACGGGATCCTCGGCCCTATTGACCTCGGCATATTACTACAGGCAACAGGGCTAAATCTGAAGTCACTTGGCAATGACGACCTGAGAGACCAGATGGTAATGACTACGTTTGGAAAAGGAGACCACCCGGATCACGAGGGACTGGTATTAAGATCTTGGAAGGAGCTACAGGCACACAAGGACAGCAGGATACTGGGATCCATACCGTTCAGAGATATTCGCAACTCACGACAGATAAAGGAACTTGAAGAGCGTAAGGCAGAAGGTGCTGAGTTCTTCTATGATGACTTCGGTAAGATGTCATACGAGATTGGAAAGTCAGTTAAGCAGAGAAGGGAAGCCGAGGCAAAGATAGCGGAGAAGTTTTATGGCACGGTTAACCCCGGAGAGAAAGGCAACCCAAACCCCGGTTACCAAGGCAAGGAAGCATGGTCTCCCAGTAGTTTCAGGGCAGCTCTAAAGGCAGCCAACAGGGATCATCGAATAAGGAAAGAGGCCATAGAGACTGTTTACAGCACTGATCCCAACGTACTAAAGATCATGGCTGAACAGAACGTAGAACCTTCTCGAAGTACAGAGTCTCTTGAATGGGCTATATATAAATTCGGAAAGCTACGGGAGGTTTACAGAGATCCTATCTCAGGAGACATAGACTACAAGATGAAAAGAGAAGGCTTAACCCTTGACGAGGCATGGGAAGCCGAGACTTCGGGATGGGATGATGAGGAAGAGGCAGAGACTGGCGGCCTTCTGGACAGGTTCAATATGTGGCTGGATCAGGGAGACCACCATCCGCTAGTAGATGAATACTACGATGCCTTGAAGGTTCTGGACAATGCCGGGTACTGGCAGGACGGGCCTAAAGTTCAGGGTGATGAGTTCCATAGACAGCTCAATGCCCTTGCTGGACATCAGGGACTCTCGTATGAAGAGGGGCTGAACATATGGGATATTTATCTTTCAGCATCTGTCGAGGAGAGAAGAAGGCTACGGGCGCACCCAAGCAACTGGGCCGTCCAGTATATAATAAAGAATATGGATGTTGTCAGGAAGGCTCACAGGTTCAAGACCGTGATGCGGAACCCTGCACTGGACAAGCTTTTAATAAAATGGTTTGGCAATACCCCGTACTTGCAGGAGAATGGAAGATACTACTATGAGCTTTACGGGAAGCTGCCGTCGAGTTATCGTAAGAACCCATATTTATAAACGGAGGTAAAGATGGTTACGCAGAATCAGGAACAGACACAGGAACAGGTGCAGGTACAGGAGACCGGGGCTGATAACGCAGCTCCAGCAGAGGCTCCAGTAGAGGCTGCGGATGAATCGCAGCCCTCGATACTGGAGGAGATAGATAGGTTAAACAATGCTCCCGAAGTGGATATAACTACCCCTGTAGAAGAACCCGCTGTCAGTACGCCTGCTGAACCCCAGACTCCGCAGCCTGTTGCAGAAGTAAAGCCCGAAGATACGAAGACTGAGACCCCACAGGCAGAGGCACCGCAAGTTCCACAGCCTACCCAAGAACAGTTGCAGGCGATGCAGAGACAGGCTGTCGAGTACGAGGAAATAAAGCGCAAGGCTGCGATACACGAGGAGACACGGAAGTACCAGCAGCAGCTAGAGCAGCAGGGGTACTCCGAGGATCAGGCGCAGCAGGGAGCGCAGCAGTACATACAGAGCCGTCAGGCACAACAGGGACTAATGCAGAAGGCTGACGAGTACGGTCAGCATATCTTGGGAAAGGTAAATGCCTCAGAGCATTTCGCCCAGAAGTATGATCTTGGTATGGCTGACCTTCCTGCGTTAAGGCAGGCAGAAACCCCTGAAGTCATGGAAGAATTAGCCAAGAGAATGTCTGAGGATCGTAAGATGAGAGCTGAACTTGATCAGCTACGAAAAGCACAGGTTCCACCCCAGCAGTTCGATAACTCTCAGGGGGAGCCTCAAGTAGCAGCTAGTGACGCTAGTTGGTTAGACAGGTATAATGCAGGGGATACGTCGCCTCAAGCGCAGGCGGCGGCAAGAAAAGCAGCAGGTCTAAGTTAAGACTAAGGAGGTCTTGATATGGCGCAAACAGCAACAACGGGTAATCTTGAAAGTGCCCAGAGAATAATTATCGCCAGCGCACGATATACAGAAGAACATAATGCGCCAGCTATGGCCCTTATAGAATCATTCAGTCTTCCGAAGGGATCGAAACAGGTCACCGTTCCGAAAGTAGGACAGATGACCATATCCGATCTTACCGACGGGCAAGACATTGTCGATGAGGAAGAGATTGGTATGACCACGGTAGACCTGACGGCATCAGAGGTCGGGGCCAAGGTAATCCTGACAGACAAGCTGGTCAGGCAAAGTGCCGACAATGTCTTCTCCATAGTGGGCAGGCAGCTTGGTGACGGTATGGCAAGGAAAAAAGATACTGATGTACACTCGTTGTACTCAGGCTTAAATGGCGGCACCGCTCTTGGTGCAGCTAACACCACCATGAGTCTTGCTAACGTGGCAGCGGCGATAGCTTATGCCAAGGCAAATAAGTTTGGCACCCAGCTATATATACTCCAGCACCCGAATGCGGTGTTCGATATTGCCAACACGGCAGTAACGGCATCTCAAACATACCCGGTTCCGAAGGGATGGAGTGAGGACTTGCTAGGGGAATTCTTTAGTGGGCTAAGACCTCTCAATGGTGTGCCCATTTTCGAGGATGGAAATTTGTCAGTAGATAGCGATGATGACGCTATTGGCGTTATAGCTGATAAGTCAGCACTTGCAGTACTCAAGTCAGTAGACACCCGCACGGAGCGACAGCGTGATGCCTCTCTCAGGGCAACTGAGCTGGTAATGACCGCTGACTATGGTGTGTTCGAGCTTGATGACAGCCGTGGCGCAGCACTCACGATGGATGCAGCGGCACCGTCTACGACTACATAACTATAGATTGCTAGTTTAGGTGTACACCTAACTGGAGGACTAGCGTGGTAACAACGGTTGAGAGACAGAGACAGAGAGCGGAGCTGGTAGCACAGGGGTATTCTTGGGAGTACATAGATGAATGGCAGCCCAAGACCACCCTGTACCGCCACACTCCGGGTTTAAATACATCAGGTGGCGAGGTGTTCCCCGTAGGTACTCCCATAAAGGGAGTGCCGGGGAACCCCGATTACGTCTTGAGGAAGTCACGGCTGGGTATGCTCCCGTACCCACCGGGCGAAGGATGTGAATGCAAGTGGTGTGCTGTTCGCAGCACCCATGCAGAGCCTGTCACGGAGACAGGTGAGGAGTTCACATCAGAGGAGTCAGTGCCTTGTCAGGAGTGTGGAGAAGAAGTCTCCGCACTTACCAAGGCAGGGGCACTCTCAAGATTGCGTGTTCATATGAAGACGCATCAGGGATCTGTATAGCTGTAACGATTAGCCGAGGCTGTACAGAAAAATAAATATCGGCTGGTCGCAGGACATTGAGCCTGCTCAAATAAAAGACCTTTAAGGAGGTTTAGAATGGCGTTTCCACTATCGGTGAATTTATCTTATGGGATGGAAAAGGTAGAGACTTCTGACCAGCGACAGAAGCTGGGCACAAGGGCAACTACCCCGGACGGCAGGGTATTTTACTACGCCTTAAATAGCAGTGCTGATATTGCAACGGGAGGGTTGCTAGTAGATGGACTTCTTAATGAAGCCGACCATGATATGGATAAGGCTGCTACTGCGGCTCATTCAGTAGGTGATACTACTATCAGTTTAGAAATAACTGAGGCTTCAGGTGGTTCTGGCGACCTTGTGAAAAATGAATACGCAGACGGGTACATGATGTTTAATGACGGCCCCGGAGAAGGAGAGGTTTATCGGATTAAGTCTCATCCTGCTCACGATGCATCATCCGATGCAACTGCAATATTTACCCTTGATGAGCCAGACGGTATTAGAACCGCTCTGACCACAAGCTCACTTGCGGGACTTTTTAAGAGTCCATATAACGCTGTTGCTTTAGTTGATGGCGATGGAACTCTGACATTTAGAACTGGCGTACTCGGCGTAACAACTATACCTGTAACAGCAAGTTATTACTGTTGGATTCAGACTTCTGGTATAGCTACTGTTGCTCTTGGAGCGCAAGTTGGTGTCGTTGGTGACGCTTTAACTATATCTCAAGAGAGTGGTGAGTCTGGTAAGGCAGAAAGAGCAGACCATTCTGATGAATCTGACCTAGCAACCATAGGAGTTGCGATAGGAATACCTTCAGTATCGGGTGATAAACAGGCTTGTATGTTGCATATTAGGGCTTAAATGGTCTCAGAACTCTGGACTCCACCGGGAGTAACCCATAATAGGGTTACCCCGGTGGGGCGCAATGCTGATACAGGTGGGTTAATATACGAGTATCAGTTTGTGGTACACGATGAGGTCACCAATCGAAAGAATCAGTTCAGGGTACTGGTAGATGACGAGACTTCCAAGGCACAGATAGAAGAGATGGTTGGCAATGCAATGGAGAGCTGGCTTATCGATGTGAGGATGCGGCACAGTAAGCCTGCTCCGACTCCATCGCAGCGCAAGGAAATCGGCAAGATCCTAGACGATATAAGGATCAAGTCAACCAAGCGCAAGCGGAGTTCCAACAACAAGATTTACTATAATGGTCTACGATAAGGAGGTATCATGACCGATACAGAGGTTAGGGTAACAGAGGCTGATCTATCGATGGTAATTACCCAGAAGGTAAACCTATGTACGAGCCTAGAAGTTCGACTAGCTGCGCTCTCTAGGACTCTAGAGGAGCGAGAAGCAAGGGTCGCCGAGCTTGAGCAGAAACTCACAGGCCTTAACGGCAAGGAGCCAGTAGATGCCAAAGGTGGGAAAGAAGAAGTTCCCTTACACAACTAAGGGTAAGAAAGCAGCACAGTCCTACGCTAAGAAGACCAAAAAGAAGGTCATGCGTAAGGCTAAATACTAGGCAGCATGGAGAATAGTAATGGCTATTGTCCAAGGACGCACACGGGCGCAGCTAAGACAATCTGTTGGCTATAACCTAGGTGCGATATATGTATCTTCTGCCAGTGGCAATGGATCCACCACAACCATAGTTGATTCCAGCCTGATAGGCGGGGATGACAACCATATAGGCAAGTGGGTCGTCTTCAACGACGCTGACGGGACTGCGGGGCAGGTCACCCGTGTCAGCGATTACGCAACGAGCGGCACCGTCCTCTCTGTATCTCCTGCCATATCATCCTCGGTTACCAATGACACCTATGAGTTGTGGGACGATATCTATCCCCCTGCCCGTATAGACGACCTGATAAACCAGTCCATACTGGATGCTACCGGGGCAGCCTATGACCCTGCGGAGAACCCCAATATGTCCAGTTCTCCCCATACTGGCCTGCACTCAGACGGCAAGACCCTGCGGTACGATGTGCCTTCAGGGTTCTCGATGATACAGAATATCTACTACCGATCCAAGGTGGATTCTATCCGTCTTCATGCCTGTGCCGAAGCATTCGACGAGACAGTAGACAGTGACATTACGGTCTCACTTGATACTAAGGATAGGAAACAGGGGACACAGAGCTGCAAGTTTGTTATAGCATCGGGAGCATCTGCCGGAGATATAGCCACGGACTCGATCACCAGCAAGGACATCTCCGGCTACGACTATATAGAGTTCTGGGCCAAGAGTACGGTAGCTACATCGGCTGGTAACTTGAAGATATTGCTTGATGATACTGCCAGTTGTGCATCACCCATAGAGACACTTAGTGTTCCTGCACTATCTGCCAATACATGGACATTCTGTCGTGTGGCCCTATCCAATCCTGAAACAGACACGGCTATCATATCCGTGGGACTTGAATACGATGCTGATATAGGTACTACCACTGTATGGCTGGACGATATAAGCGTGGTTAAGAACGACTCCGCACACTGGGAGAAGCTTCCTCGAAACCTGTGGAAGATAGATAAGCAGGAGCAGGATATAGTTCTGGATAACTATACCCACGGGGTTGCCAGATATAATTTACTCAAACTTGTAGGTGGCGATAAGCCATCCCTACTTACATCAGACTCAGCTACCCCAGAGATAGATGAGCAGTACATAATAGCTAGGACTACGGCCCTAGCCTTCGCATCAGCTTCCGGCGGCCCCAACACAGACCCGGACAACAAGAACAACATGGCTGGGTTCTGGATGGGTTTGTCCCAACAGGCCCGTCGTGCATTTCCAATATTAACTGATGTTCGATTGGTGCAGTAATGGCCTCAAAGGTAACCGAGGCCAATGAGATCTTTCTCAACAATGTCTACTATCCGCTGGTAGCCCCCGTACAGAGCGCACTTGCGTCTGTCTATCCGGGCAAGGTTGTCATTGGAGATACGTCCAAGGATTCCCAGACCCGGACTTCCATCATAGCTTGGTCTGACTGGCGTGGTGGTATAGGCGTAGACCGCATGGAGGGGTCAGGGGATGTGAATCGTGCATGGTGGTCTGACTGCCAGCTACGTTACAAGAACCACCTCGTGCTGGGTAACCTTGCCAACAAGACGGATACCATAGGTCACGGCCTTGCTACTTCTGGCGCAGGAACTGGTATAGCTGCTATCAACGAGTTCGATGACAAGATATACGCTGTATGGAACGGATCTGATGGTGAGAACCCGAAGATATATGTCTATAACAATACGAATGATTACTGGTGGGACGGCAGAACCGAGGATAACTATATCAGCCAGAGCGGAAGTGACAGCTTCGGGGTTCCAGATCAGGTCACGGACTCACTGAATTTCACAAAGAATGACGGGACAAACTACCTTGTACTCGCACACTATGATTCCAATGGCAGCGGTTACAGCTATGCCACCGTGCCCAGCTATGATGGAAGCAACAATGCGGCATGGACTAACGACACATATGATACCAAGTACCTGACCCAGTGGGACAACAGGCTATGGGGTATCTCTCATGCAGGACAGCTATGGTATGCACACTCTCCCGGTACGGAGATTGCCGATGCCATACTTCCACTTCCGGCAGGGTATTGCACAGGACTCTTCATTGCCCGTGACGCTGCTGGTGAACCTATAATCTACGTTGCCAGCAAGCTTGGACTCTGGGCACACGATGCGGCAAACGCACGGTTCGTTAAGACAGAGGTGGAGTTCCCATTCCATCCACACGGCGGCAAGGGCACCCAGAGATGGCGTGACTCCATATACTTTCCCAGCGGGTTAGGACTGTACAGGTATATAAACGGTGCTAACGCAGCCGTACTGACCGTTACTGGCCCCGACAGGGACGATGGGATGCCTTCGGGCAACAGGGGCACGATCATGCTAGCCGAGGGTACTCACAACGAGCTACTCGTGGGGGTGGATGCGACCACCGCTCCGACCATAACAA